TGCCCGCGCCATCGTGGAAGACCCTGAAGTCCGTGCCCAGCTCCTGAAGCAAGCGCAGCAAGGCGTGCTCCCCTTTGTGCTGATGCAAATGTTCTTTGCCTATGCGTATGGCAAGCCCGTGGAGGCCGTAGACGTTGGCGACAGCAACAGCCAAACGCGCACCATCCACATCACCTTTTAAGCCCCTCGTGGTGCACTTCCCCCCCCTGCGCGAGCACCAGCGCTTGCTCTATGACGCCCGTCAGCGCTTTAACGTTTGGGTCTGTCATAGGCGACTGGGCAAGACCACGCTCGCCCTCTACCAGCTCATCGCCGACGCCTATGCCAACACAAAGCCTCGCCCCCGCTATGGCTACCTGGCGCCGCTGTACCGCCAGGGCAAGGTGATCGCCTGGGACTTGCTCAAGCACCTGACGCGCCAGCTCCCCGGCACGAAGATCAACGAAGCCGAGTTGCGCGTGGACCTCACCGGCGACCGGCGTATCCAGATCTTCGGCGCCGACAATCCCGACGCCCTGCGTGGGCTGTACCTGGACGGCGTGGTGTTCGACGAATACGGCCAGATGCGGCCCCGCGTGTGGTCAGAGGTGGTCAGGCCCGCGCTGGCAGACCGCGAAGGGTGGGCCACGTTTATTGGCACGCCGATGGGGAAAAACCACTTTTACGACCTCTACCAGTCAGCGGCCGCTGATCCGACCTGGCACCGTGCCCTGTACACGGTGGCCGATACGCAGGTGCTGCCAGAGGAGGAGCTGGCGTCAGCCCGCGCCACGATGGCGCCAGAGCAATATGCGCAGGAGTTCGAGTGCTCCTTCGAGAGCGCGTTGATCGGCTCCTACTACGGCTCGTACCTCGACACCGCTCGGGCTGAGGACAGGATTACCCGCGTGCCCTGGGAGCCGAGCGTGCCGGTGCATACCGCCTGGGATATTGGGGTGGGCGATGCGACCGCCATCTGGTTCGTGCAGCCTGTCGGCAAAATGCTGCACGTGATTGACTATCTCGAAGCCAGCGACCACGGCATTGAATGGTACGCGAAGGTGCTGAAAGACAAGCCTTACGTGTACGGACGCCACTTCTTCCCGCACGATATCGAGTCCAGGGACTTCTCCTCTGACGGCCGCACCCGCTTCGCCATTGCTGAGAGTCTCGGGCTGCGTCCTGCGGTGGTCGTGCCGCGTGGGCACATTGCAGACAGAATACAAGCCATGCGGACGATGATGCCGCGTTTCGTGTTCGACGAGGAAAAGTGCTACGCGGGCATCGAGGCCCTGAAGTCCTACCGGCGTGCGTGGAATGAGACACAAAAGACCTGGGCCGAGCATCCTGAGCACTCGTGGGCGAGTCATGGGGCCGACGCGCTCGGCTGCTTCGCGGTCGGATGGCAGGAGGACACACCCGCCGTGCAGGTGCCGACGACGTTTTATCATCCGGGCCGCGGACTCTGGGGGCGACGCTGATGGCTGACATTGATCTGGACGAGCACGATATGTGGAATGAGGTGTATTTGAGCGGCGATGATGAGCGCTGGCTGGGGCATTTGACCAGGAACCCGCAGCCGGAGCCTACGGATTATCCCTCGCAGGATGCGTATATTGCGGCCATGGTTGCCTTTCATGCGTCCAGGCGGCGGGCGGTGCGCGATGGCTGACACCACCACCCTCCAGCCCCTCACCAGGCGCGAGAAGATGGAGCTGAGCCCTGACACGGACAGGGAGCTCCTTGACCAAGCGCGGGAAAGATTTGCCTTAGCCGAGGAAGCGGAGAGTGACGAGCGCAACCAGCAGCTCGATGCCCTCAAGTTCCGTGCCGGCGACCACTGGCCCGCGGCCCTGCGCCAGGACAACATGGGCGAGGCGTCTGAGCAGCTCACGATGGTTATTGACCGATTAAACCCGATGGTGAGCCAGACCATCAACGCCTATCGCAAGGCCCCGCTGGCGATGCGGGTGCGCCCAAAAGGTGGCGGTGCCTCGAAACAAGTGGCGGACATGATCGAGGGACACTTACGAGACATTGAACAGCAGAGCGAGGCAGAGATCGCCTACACCATCGCCCTGGATCAGGCTGTCGGGCAGGGCCTCGGCTATTTCCGACTGGTGCGTGAATACGAAGATGAACGATCTTTTCAGCAGGTCCTGCGTATCCGCCCTGTGTACAACAGATACGCCGTCTACTGCGATCCAGCCAGCGTGCACCCGGCAGCCCTGGACCTGGAGTGGGGCTTCATCATTGACCGCTGGCCCACGTCGAAGTTCTGCCAGTGGTACGAGGTCAGCCCGCAGGAGCTGACGCTGTTCGCCGGCGTGGATGACGGGACCTGGCGCACGGACGCCCAGGTGCAGCTGGCTGAATACTATTACAAGACGTATGAGACACAGACGCTGGTGCAGCTGTCCGACGGCACGGTGTTGCCCCATACCCGAGACATGGACCCGACCTGGCCCACGCGGGAAGCGCGTATTCCTACGGTGCACTGGGTGAAGATGGCGGGCAACGCGGTCCTGGAGCGCACCGTCTGGCCCGGCAAGTACATCCCGCTCATTCGCGTCGAAGGCCAGCGGCTCAACGTCAACGGGCACGACCAGCGTACTGGCATGGTGCAGGCGGGCCGGGACGCGCAGGTATCGGTGAATGTGTACAGTACCATGGAAGCCACGGCCATCATGGCGGCGCCCAAGAGCCCGTGGTTGCTGTATGCCGAGCAGATTAGCGGCTACGAGCGCTTCTGGAACCAGGCCAATGATCCGACGCTACCCTACTTGCTGCACAAGGCGGTCGTGGTGGGCGGGCAGCTCCTGCCGCCCCCGCAGCGCACCGTGGTCGAGCCGGCCATTGCCGCAATCACGCAAGCAAAGCTCTTAGCTCAGCAAGATCTCCAAGCAACGGTGGGCATGTATGCCGCTGCAATGGGAGAGCAGCAGACGAATCAGCGCTCAGGCGTGGCGATTACTGCGGAGAAAGTTGAGAGCGAGGGTACAAATTTCGGATATACGGCAAATCTCGCCTGGTCTATCAGGGCTCTAGGTACGATGTGTGTAGAGATACTGCCAAAACTGTACACTGGTCCTGCTGACCTTCGCCAGGTGAGTCCTGATGGCGAAGTGAAATCCACGCCGATCAACCAGCCGTATCAGGATGACCAGGGACAGACGAAAGCCCATTACCTCAGTCAAGGCGCTTACGAGGTTATATTAAGCTCGGGTCCAAGTTACGAGACCGCGAGGCAACAGGTGGCAGACAAGCTGGGCACCGTCCTTGGCGCGGTTCCCCCTGAGACGCAAGCCTACTTCCTAGACGTGTGGGCAGGCTCGCTCGATTTTCCTGGGAGCGAGGAATTGGCTGCTCGCCTAAAGACCATGGTCCCTCCGGCTGCGTTGGCCGCGTCTGAGCAGCAAGACCCCAAGACTCAGCTTGTCCAGATGCAGAACCAGCTGAAGCAAGCCACTGAAGCCCTCCAAGTGCTTCAGCAACAAATGCAGCAATCGAAACAAACTGAAGAAGTGGCTACGCAGCAGATGAAGCTGTTAGAGCAGCAAGTAGCCACCATGCAGGCGCGTTTAGCTGACAAACAGGAAGAGAATCAGCTCCAGGCAATGAAGCAGCAACAAGAGTATCAGATTGACTTGGCTAAACTGAGACTTGAAGAACAGAAGTTTGTAGCGACGTTCCAACAAAGTCAGCAAAGCCAAAATGGGCAGGAAGAATAGTATGCTTTGTGCTACAATTAAGGCAGGACGTGCAGGGATTGCGGCCCTACACGCCCCTAGCCACAACGAACCTATGCAAGAGGTATCGCCATGGATGACACAAGTATACCTGACCTGTCCCCAGAGGAAGTACGCAAGGCCAAGAAGCGCGAACAAGCACGGTTGCGCGTACAACGTTATAGAGAACGACATCCTGAGCGTGCGCAAGCTTCCAGCAAGAAGTACAAAGATGCCCACAAGCGTAAGACCGCTCTTCAGTGGCAGAGCTACTATGGCAGGAATCACGAGCGATTATTACAAGCCAGCCATCTGCGCCGAGAGCAACAACCGGAAACAGTTCGAGCGGCTGACCGCAAGTGGAAAAAGGCCCATCCTGAGAAATGTCTTGCGCAATGGGCGAGAAAACGCGCACGCAAGCGCAATGCACCTATCAACGATTTTACCGCTGAGCAGTGGAGCTCGCTTTGTAAGGCTGTCGGCTACCGTTGTGCCTACTGCCAACATAAATTTGCCTTTAAGCAGCTTACCCAGGACCACATTACGCCATTGGCAAGAGGCGGTAGTCACACGTTGTCGAACATCATTCCGGCCTGCTTGCCCTGTAACAGTCGCAAGCAAGACCGCGCTGTCCTTAAGCCTGTACAGCCCTTCCTTCTTCTCTCCGATGAGGAAGCGGCTGATTGACACTAGAGGAGTCTCCTAGTGCCACCCGTGGAGGTTTATGAGGTCGTTGACGGAAATAGGGTCGATATCCCAACCAGGGACGTATCGCCTGGGGCGAGTGGTCAGGGGGACGCCCCTGCCGCTGGCCAAACAGATGCGCCTGGCGCCACTGCCCCTCCTCAGGCCGGGGAAGGGCAGCCGCCTGCCTCGCCAGCAGGAACCACGCCAGCCGAGGGAGGAGAGCCCCCGGCTGGTGATACCGACGACGATGAGCCTCTCCGCGATGATAGCGAGGTTAACGCCGAACGCCTGAACCGCCGCTTCGCCCGTTTGACTCAGGCCCGTCGCAAGGCTGAGCGCGAACGTGACGCCCTGGCGCAGCAGCATCAGGTGGAACTGGCGCAGACCCGTGGGCAGCTCGAAGTCATGCAGCGCATGCTTGCCGGGGCCGCGCCCGATGTCCCACAGACGCCCGCGCAGCCCACAGGCCCTCCGCAAGCTGAGCAGTTCGCCAGTCACGAGGACTATGTGCTGGCGGCAGCGCGTTACGGGGCGCAGCAAGAGTTCCAGGCCCGCGACCAGCAGACCGCCCAGCAGCGCCAGCAGGAGCAGCAGATACGCTTTCAGCAGGACCTCGTGAGCCGCGAGCAGACTTTTAAGCAGGCGCATCCGGACTTTGACAGTGTGGTACGCGGTGGCCTGGCAGGCAAGGTCTCGCCTATTCTCCAGCAAGCCCTGATGATCGTGCCGGACGGCCCAGCTGTCGCCTATGCGCTGGCGCGGCAACCGGATCTGGTGCAACGCCTGAATAGTCTCCCCCCACCGCTGGTGCTCGTGGAACTTGGCAAACTGACCCCTGCCAGCCCGAGTAATGCCACGCCAGCGGTGGGCTCGACCAACGGCAATGGCACTGCGCCATTGCCAGCCCCTACGCTGCACGCCCCGGAAACGCCGCTCTCCGGAGGGGGGGCGGGGGCACCGACGGGTGCCTATAGAGAAGACTTCACCGCGAAGGAATATGCGCAATGGCGCAAGAGAACGTCGCAACTCGCAGCCTGGAAGGAGCGTTAGCGTCGGCCTGATAACCGGATAGTTGTGTTCTGTCCTCTCCACAGAACTGCCGTAGTCCAGTGCTCTCTCCGCACTGAGCGAGTAAACACTCTATCTCTGTGG